TTATGTAACGGCGCTCGCGAAATGATAAAAATTCTAATTTAGTTTGAGAATTTTCTGTGTCTTAGTGTGTTTTATCTTGTTTTTGTGTGTTTAATTCTGCTTCCAGGGCTTCAAGTTCATTTATTCTGTCACGTGCTTTTTGGCGTTTTTCATGTAATTCTGTAATATCATAAGGTGCTTCCTGATTCATTAAGCTGCATTCGTAACATTTTGCAATTTTCCAGTCACCGTATTCTTTTCCGGCTGAAAGTTCACATTGTAAAGCTGTCTTTTCAGCATTGATCTTCAACAGCTGCTCTTCGATATCGTTCATACATACTCCTGTAGTAATCGTCCATAGATTTGATTGTCTTGTAACAATTACATTCTTTTAATTTTGCTTGTCTCCAGGAATAATAACAGTTGTAAACATCTTTTAATGGAATACTGGCATTTGCCATTAATGTTCTGATTCGCCTACGCTCTCTTTTCAGAGAAGACTTATTTATACCTTTGATTATTTTCCCATTTGGAAGTAATTTATAGCGGATTTTAAGGAACGTAAAACCGTGTTTAAGCGGTATTATACGAGTCTTTTTATCGTTAATATGCAGCCCTAAATCAGATGCAATTCGACGTATGTTTTCCAAAATATCTTGTAACTCCGGTTTATTATTGCTGATAATATAGCTGTCATCCATGTATCGGCCATATAATTTTTGATGTCTTACAATCTTAACATAGTTATCAATTTCTGTTGGAAAAAGAATTCCTATGGACTGACTTATCTGGCTTCCAATTCCTACTGACTTATGTAAAAACTTCTCTCCACGTTTATCTGTCGGCATTTCCAGACAGTTGATAAGGCCGTTCTTTGCTTCTTGGTATTCTTCATCTGTCATGTATGAAACATCAATATTGAACATGTCTATGTATTCAAATATCAGTTGTTTCACTCTATCATCATCTATTATTCGATTAATAATTTCTTTGATTTTATCGTGCTGTATATTATCAAAAAACTTCGAGAAATCGATTTGTAATATATAGCCGTTTTCCCATGTCTTATATTTCTGATAATACTTTGATAAGTGGGTGGCAAGTCTGCGTCTTGTAAATGCCATTCCTTTTCCTACCTGACTAGCTCCGTTGTCATAAATCAGGTACTTATCCATTTTCTTATTTATGATTTCATCGCATAGAACATGCAAAACGATTCTATCTCTGATATCAAGGGCTTTTATTAATCGGGTTTTACCTCTTTCACTTAAGACAAATTGATTTGTAGGATATGGGTGATAGGTATTAGTTTTAAGTTTTTCCTGGATCTCCGACAAATAAAATAATTTGCTGAACTCTACTTTCTGTACGCTATCTTTCCAGGCACAATCTTTCTTGGATTTCTTAAAGGCAGCGGAAAGATAATTTAAGTCAGTTAATTTTTCATAATCAGTCATAAAAAAAAGTCCTGTTTATAGCAGTATCAGACGTATCTGACTGCATCAGGACTTAATTCGGATTTAAAAGAATCCAAGATACAATCTCCTTCCTATCGTCTGAACTTCGATCATCTAATCTACTTGTTCTGACAAGAATCGCACGCGCACGCCCAAAGCATTACTAGTATTGTTATTGTTGGCATTACCGTTATTGTTAACATTGCAAGCATTGACCGCACTGGCATATCAGACCGCACCTTGTCTTTCATTATATCGCCTTGCATCTGTTTTTCTCAAGGACTTTAAAAGCATTTCTTCATGCTTTATTTCTTCGCAGAGAAGCTGCAGGGAATTAAGATTGACAGGAAAGACATCTGAGATGAATTCAATCTGCGAGATAAGATTTTCACAGCAACCAATTGCAACGTTTATATATAATCTTCTCTGAGTCAGTTCCTTTTCACATTGAGGATAGATACTGTTCGCATGCGTAAGATTCCGGCACAAAGAGTTTACTTCATCAATAAGTGCAATTTTACTTTTCTGAACAATCCATGCAGGGAAATCTTCAAGAACACGACCGTCATTCATTTCCGGGTATTTATTAAACAGTTCTTCAACAAGCTCTGCATCTTCCGGAAGGAATTTTACAGCTGAAAATAGATTTGAGATTTTTCGTACTCGGCTTTTTATTCCAAAATCCCGAAGACACCATTGTGTTATTGCACGCCTTAGTCTAGTTGCATTTACAAAGACCTGCAGTTTACTTTCTTTTCTTTTGTACTTTGGTACAGACATGCTAAAATTATAAAAATTTTTTTTTAACTTGTATAGCACCGCACAAGGCAGTGCTATACAAGGATTGGTAGGTTAGCTTTGCTAACCTACCAGGAAGCGCACGCGCACGCCCAAAGCAAAACTAGTAAAGTTAATGTTGGCATCACCGTTAAGGGTAACACCGCAAGCACTGACCGCACTGGCAATGCCTGAGAGCCAGTAGTCAAAACGAAGGCCTGTTGCAAGTTGTGGCATAAGTCGGAAAAGTGGGAACTGTTCATTCGCAGTTCCTATATCATAACCGCCAGACCACACTCTTGCTCCATAAACTTCTACTTCGCTCATAAGACGAACTTTATGTGAACTCCATGCCCATGAAGAAGCTACGCCCTGCCATCCAGAATACCCTGGGCTTGCTGCAGATGCGTTCATGTCAGAACTCAACAAATCTCTACATGTCAGAACGTGAGCTGCACCAAAAACACCTTCTATAGCAGTCTGTCCTGCTCCATCACAATATGCCTGAATGGCAGATGAAGCATAGCCTCCAGCCGTTGTATTAGTAGCATTCCAGCCCATATTAGTAAGTGCAAAATCTGGCACTATGACTGCATGGTGAGAGGTCATAGCTGTATCGCCTTTATTCAACTCTGTATCAAGACCAGCAATTCGATAAACTTTATTATTTGAATCGATAAAATAGTCGCCAGGATAGATATCTGCGAAGTTTCCTGCAGCAATATTTGTTAAAACCTGCTCAATTGTATAACCGCCGCCTGGTAAGTTCTTTGTATTTCCAATTGGTAGAATTGGATACAAACTTTCAGGTGCACCGTTAAGACACTTACCTCTGAAAATACCATTATGCTCGCCTACAGTTGCAGCTGAGTTAACTTCAAAATAAAGCGAAGTATTTCCGACAAGCTCAACACAATCTCCTGGGCGCAGATAAATTGTTTGTGTAACATTTTCTGCTTTGTTGTAAGTCACTGTTGCATAGCCGCTGACAAAGGCAGCTTTTAAAGTGAGCTTACAAGAAGCAAAAGAAGGTCTTCCTATGCTCAATGTTATGGCACTCTGACTAAGAATCAAAGTGCGGCTTGTCTGAACTTCTGATGTGCTGGAGTTCTCATTTACAAAGACTGGACGTTCTACTGTAAACGGCAGCATAACATCTTTACATACATTTTCTGTGTTAACACTTACACCTTCAGCTTCTTTTGTTCCGAAGTCTGGTGTAAAGTTAGGCAATCCTGGAAGTCTCAGGTTATCCAATGTTAAGTTTATTACAGACATAAAAGCAACTCCTTATTGTTCGTTTATTATTTCCAATACTTTTGCTTTGAAGATATCAGTGTCGAAAATATTTGTCTTGAAATTAGTCTTATTTGCAGCCGACAGAATAAAATAATCCTCGGACTTATCGAGAGCTGCCCACGGAATACGATTTACTGTATGCTCGTAGAACATATCTATATCTTCCGCAACTGTTGTATCAATCAACAATTCATCAAGAATGAAACTGTTACGGCCGTTGTTTAGAGTTACATCAAGAGCTTCTGCAGAAAGAGCATATCTGTCAAAGCAAACTTTTTTATTGTTCAGTGCAACGCAAATCTTTTGTTCCTGGCAGATAATTCCTATATGCAGCCATTCATTAGATCTGAATGAAACTCCAAGGTCTTCAAGTTCTTCCTGTTCCGAAGATGTCTGTCCTTGATGCAAGATGTAAGCGTGGGCATCTGCAGGCGTGTTGAACGGAATTGTTCTTTCATACAGACCAACTCTGATGTTTAAATAATAGTCTATTGCGGTTACAGCCTTTGAGACATAGTTTTCAAAATCATCTGTTGTTTCTTTTGCATAATACGAATAAGAATTATTAAATTCTTTCTTAGCAATTGATTCAAAAGGAGTAGGATTATTTGTATCAAACATGCAGAATGGAAGCTCTTCATCTGGAGAAAAGAAAAGACAAGTTTGTTCTTCCAGCTTGTTATACATTCTGGTTTCGTTTATTTCTGCATTAAATGGAAGTTCTCCCCCTTCTTCAAAGTATGGTTCGGCACTTACAATTTTGAGGATTACTTTGTCATCAAGAGTTCCTATTCTGAATATTTCCTGATTTTCCGCATAGATATACTGAATCCAGAAATCAACTGTAAATATATTCGTAGCTGCATAAGCTATCTGTGCAGAATAACGGCCATATAAGCTTCTTCCAATTGTTGAATAAGGAGCAACCGCAAGAATTGCAGGAGTAAAATCTATATCGTCGCTGTTAGACTCTGCACCTACTAATTCATGACCAATTGTATCCGGTTCATCTATAATCGTTAGTTTATCCAGCCCGCCCTGGTTATAAACATCTGTATCAAAATGAAACACATCTGAATGCTGTGAAAGATAAGCGTTTCCAATATCAAAGCCCTGCAGACGTCTCTGTGCCATATTCTGATTGCTGATAAAGAGACTGTCCTGGGAAAAGAGCTGTGATGACAAGATACCGTTTGTATCCATTTTGTTAATGGTTTTCCAGGAAGAGGAAACGGTTTCTCGGTGTTCGTAATAGGTTCCGTTAGGTGTAATTCTTGTTCTATCCAGAGAATCTGAATTCTTTTGAATTGTAAGCTCTCCGGAAATAGAGGAATACTGAGAAGAAACAGAAAAGTTTCCAACCTTGAACTCGATTGTGTAGCCGGTAATCTCTCCGGTAATTGTGCTGACAACCGGATTAACATGAATATATTCGTCTTTTCCACCAGCCCAGAACTGACCTTTTCTTGCGGTGATTGTCTGTCCGGTGTATTCGTCTATGAACTGCCAGAACTTACCGGCCCAGAAGTTTCTGCCGTCAATTTTGAAACCTTCAGCTGATAAATCTCCAAACATAGCACCGTTTGCCGCAAGATTTATTGCAGCAATCTGTTCTGCAGTAATTGTTCCGGCTGCAATTTTATCAGCTGTAACGGCATCGGGTGCAAGCATGTTTGCAGTAATTGCATTTGCAACAATATCACCAATGGAGTTTGCCCTTGCTGTCGCAGAGACCTGTTTTGTATCTTGGATTCTTACGCCAGTTGTTTTGTTTGTTACTGAAATTTTATATAGATATGGCGTATCTTGAGGGGATGGCATATCTACTCTTTCACAGCTGAAATACAGAACGGCACCATCCTCATTTATATTCCAGGAAACCTGCAGAATTGTACGACCGTCACTGTCATAAACAATATCAGCAGAGGAAGGAATTGAATAATCATCAAGATTGCTTTTATAAACAGTCTTTTGATTTTTTTTCAAATCCTCTCCAGGATAAACTGTATAGCTGTAGCATTTATATGCTTTAAGATTCTGACCTACCAAAGGCAGCGACTGGCTAAAATAATTTGAGACTACAACTTCTGTCGATGTATCGTCTTTATAATTATCTTCTGAAGCTGTCGGATCTAAATCTGTTGCCGGAGTGTACCACTGCGAATCTGAGGATTTTTTTATTAAAATACCATAGTTTAATTCTCCGTAAAGCTCCTTTAAATCGGCTCTTGGAGGCTGCTTAAATGACATTGAAACAAGTCTTTTTGCCTCTGTAACAGTGACATCAGGAAGCTGAGGAATCCATGTTCCATAATTTGAGACGTCGATGAAAATCGACTCAGACCATTCAGACTGCTTGTTAAAGCTGTTAATTGACTTAGCGCGAACCTGCCAGTCTGAAAGTGCTGAAGCTTCGGGGAAGCCATCGGATGCACGATTAAACTGATATACTGTGTCGAACGTGCTTGTAAACTGAATACATGCATCCCATGTTTGAGACGGCTTTTTAATTGCCCAGACAATCTTGCTGGCAGTAGAAATACCATTGTTTGCAAAAGTGCAGGAAAGCGTAATAGAATCTTTTGAGGCAATGGCAACAAGGTTTTGTGGAATGCGTGCTGCAGGAATGTGTATTGCTGTACTTTCAGAACCGGTTATGAGACTGTCGATAATATTATAGTTTGAGTCTCCTACAGAAGACTGATACTGCGACCTCGTTATATCTACAGATACATCTCCGTAAGAAACAAGTAAAACAGAATATTTTTCTTCATACTCATCATAAGAACATGCAAGTACAAGACAGTTACACATAAAGCCGGAATCACCGGTATCAACTTTTACATAAGAACCTACAGGAAGGCTTCTTGTTATTTCTCCGGAAATCTTGAAACTTGTGTTTATAAAGAATCTGCTTAAAAGCTTTGCAAGATTTTCTGCAACAGTTGAGCTGTAAATATATTCTGATTCGTAGGTGAATTCATTATTGCCGCTGCCACAAGTTACAGAACAGTCTGCAGTTCTGTAATAAGCATCGGCGCGGATTGCAAGCTGATAAAGCTGCGCGTCCTGAGATGGACTTGTATTGCGTAGTCTCACAGATGCCTGACGTGAACCGAACTCTGTTCTGTTGATTTCGATAGAGCCGGACCAGTCCTGAACTACATAATGATTTTCTGTATATAGCAGAGTTGTTTTCTGAGAACGTCGGTATTTTGTTTCTCCGGAATAGGTCTTATAACTTTCGGCATAGCCGGATTCAAAGGTCTGCTGAACTTTGCCTTCTCGCGCTTCCTGAACCGGATCTGACTCGTATGGATAATACTGTCCGGGGCGCAGCGTAATTGGAATAATATGATTATCAGAATCCAAATCATTTCCGGCAAAATATACCTGTTCATTTCGCTTTTTTGTGAGAGTGTTATATTTTACATTTACCTTGTCATAGTTCTTTGAATTCTTGGAAATCTTAGGAGCTGTATAAAAATCTTCATTTGTCAGCTGTACCTGATTTTCTGGAATATCAGAAAGCTTTGAAACAACAAGATGGCCGTTTTCATCAAACTTAAAAAAGTAGCAGTTCTGGAAAAGAATTGAGTTAAGTGCTGCAAGATACTGTTTATCTTTATCCAGGACAAATGCCTGAATGTTTACCTGCTCCGTGTCACTATAATCGGCTACGGTGATATTACAGTCTGTGGCAATTCTCTGAACTACAGCTTTGAGGGTTGAAGAAATAATTGAAATTTCTCCAGCCGTCTTTTTTTCAAGAAGATATGTATTGTCAGAGATTTTAACTTGAATCTCACTTATTGGAGTTGGATTTCCTTCATCTGACCATGATATATCATTCTTGATTATGCCTGAAAAAACAATGGTATTGTCTTCATCTTTTTTAATAAGAACCGGAATGTTCTTTTGTGTACACATCAGCTGAAAAAGAACAGGCTCAAACTCAAGTTTTGCATCGCATGCAGCTTCTACATGCTGAAGCTCTTCGTTCAATTCTGCGCTTCTTAAAGTAAGAGAAAGCGGATAATATTTTGCATCCAGAGACGGTATATAAATGTAATTCATTAAGCAGCTCCAAGCGGACTATAACGCTTTGAATTGATTCCTTTTCTGATACCGTTGTAAACGGAGTCTATCAGCTGATTTTCTGTAACTACAGAACCGCCGACATTAACGGTTACATAAAGCGGAGATTCTGACTTGTTGTTATTTCCATTACTTGACAGAGAGAGCTCGCCTCGGCGTATTCCTTCTGAGAATGTGCGTGGAACGATGATTTCGCCCTGATGAACCATTGCCATCTGATCTTCTGGAATGCTCCAGGAACCTACATCCCAACCAAATAAATCCTTAATACCACCCCATAGACCTCCGGTTAGAACGTTTGCAATGTTGTCTCCGACAGAATCGTCTGTATCAACAAGGCCTCCTGTAAGGATAGAGACTCCAGTTTGTACTGGATCTGACGATATGGTAGGTATGCCAGGCAAATTAATTCCTGGTAGCCCTGGTAGTCCTGGTAGTCCACCAGAGCCACCGCTACCACCTCCGCCAAGTCCTGGTATTCCACCTCCGCCTAAAAGACCTGTAGTAACACTTGTAATGGCTTCAATAATCTTTACAATAGAATCTGTTATAGCTGAGTTCAGACTTGTAATTGAGCTTGTAACGCCAGATATAGTGCTTGTGATGCTAGTTGTAAGAGCAGATGTTACGCTTGTAAAAGAATTTGTAATACCCTGTATCATTTCTGTTGTTGTTGAGATTATAAGGTCATTAATTCTATTAACGGCTTCGGTAATATTGCCAAAATTGAGATTTAAGTCACCGAGTTTTGAGCTTGTTTTTGTTGCCTCTTCCGAAGTTTTCTCTGTAGAGCCTGCTGTATCTTTTGTATTATTCTTTATCTCTTCCAGCTTTTTGTTCATTTCTTTTTCAATGGCATAGATTTTTTCATCTGCTTCGGATGCGTATTTTTCTGCCTGCTGCTCATACTGCTCACGTGTAATGAGACCGAGCTCATACTGACTCTTGAGGGCTGCAAGCTGGCTGTCGAGCTGCTCTTTTACGGCATCCTGCATTCGCTGGTATTTCTTCTTGAGCATTTCCTGCTGCTTTGTTATTTCTTCTGTAAGTTCTTCTGTTGCAATTACGATTTTTTCAAAAGCCTTAAATTCATCAAGGCCAGCACCTGTGAGATCATTTATTAATCTGATTATTGCATTAAGAATCTCTGCTACTACTTCGCTTATAGGAACGAGTATTTCGTTATGAATATCTATGAGGACATAAGCAATTTTTTCAATGATGCTGAAAAGTGGTTTTAACAGCTGGAAGATAATCTTTGTAACTTCGTTTGAAATGGCAATAATTATTGCAAGCACAGGAGTTAAAACATCGGCCAGAGCGTCTATAATTTCGTCGATTATATCCATTGCATTTTTAAGTAATGGCTCAAGGCGAGTGAAAACTTTTTTCAGGGCTTCGGTTATCATGTTCACTCCTTTCTGGAATGATTCAAGAGAACCTACGGCTTTCATCAAAATTGAAATAAGGGCTCCCCAGATTGAGCCTCCGGATTTCAGAGTATCAACAATTGTTCCAACGTCGGTTCCCTGCATTGCAGAGTTTGCGGCGGTGGCTGCTTCCTGGGCAACTGTCGGACGTTCAGATGCAGCCTTCTTTCGAGCTTCATTGATTTTTTCATCGTATTCTTTTGTAAGCTCGTAATTTGCTTTAATATATGCTGCTTCGGTTGCATAAGAGTCACCATATAATTTCTTAGCGGCCTCTGCATTTTTTTTCAAAGCTTCCGACTTCTGACGTTCAAGGGCTCCCACAGGGTCGCCTTTATCTATCCAATCCTGAAGAACCTTTTTTGCTTTTTCGGCTTCTTCCGCTAGTTTTTTTTGTCGGTCTTCTTCCTCTTTTTTAAGCTTGTCAGATAACTCTTTCTCTTTTTCTGCAATTTTTTTGTTGTAGTATTCGTTTAAGGCAGCCTTTTCTGACATGTAGGCTCCCCATTTTTCAATATCTCCGTCATATAGAGAAGAGGCTTTTTCAGCAAGTTTTTCTAGGGCCTGCTTCTGTTCAATCTGGAGTTCAGTTATAGGACTTTTTGCGTTTGCTACGGCGAGCTTATCCTGCCATTCATTACCAAGCTTTGCTGCAGCTTCTGCGAGTTTTTTCTGTATGTCTTCTCGTTTCTGAGCTTCTTCTCTTTGTGTCTGTGTGATGCGCTGGCTTGCTGCATTTGCTTTCTGCTCATAGTCTGCAAGTAAATCTTCAGCTTCTTTCAGCTGAGTTTTCAGCTTTGCATACTCAGGATTGTCTTTCTGCCATGATGTATTACCGGAAGCTGAAGAAACCCATACTTTCTGAGGCGTTTTTTCAAGTTTTTGTTTTAGATTGGTTACTGTTGTCTTTTGTGATGCAGCCTGCTTACTGTAATTTTCATAAGCCGCCATTGCCTCTGACTGATTTGCAGTTTTGAGCCAGTCTTTGTAAGAGTTGTCGAGCTCTTTCATCTTCTTGGCATGCTCAGCGGCTGCATCGGCAGCTTTCTGGTGTGCACTCGCGTTTGCAACAAGTGCAGTTGTTACTACACCTACAACTACAGAGATTGCTCCAATTATTGGCATTGCTGTATTGATTGCAGTTCCGAGACCTGCAACAGCAATGGTTGCTGCCTTAACACTTGCAATGAGTTTTACGATTGCAACGACAGCAAGGGCATTTACTGCAACTGTAATAGCTGCAATTGCGGCCGCAAGAAGACCTTTGAGAATTGGTGAGCTGTTGATTTTATCTACAAGGTTTGTAAACACAGTAAGAACTGCAGAAACTGCCGGCGCAAGCATTTGGCCAAAACTAGCCTTGAGTGATTTTACAGATTCCTGCAAACCTGCCTGTACGGCATCAAGTCTCATGGCAGCCTTTTCAAGGGTTCCGTAATAAAGACCGCCTTCTGAAGCAAGGGCATTTAAGGCATCGTCTAAATCCTGGAAACTGATTTTTCCTTCGCTCGCCATCTTTACGATTTCTGCAGAAGTCTTTCCAAGCTGTTGACCGAGTGCATCCAAAATCTGCACGCCCTGATCTGTGTAAACGTTGAGCACTTCCATGTCGGCTTTGCCTTTTGCGCTTGCCTTTGAGAATGCGTTTATGTATGACTGGAACTTCTGTGCGTCGCCCTGTGCAATGTCGCCGAAGCGTGTGAGATAGTCTGTTAAATCTTTGAGAGGAACTTTTGCAGAAACAAGAACCTTTGCAGCTTGTGAAGTCTGCTCAATATCGAATGGAGTCCAGAAGTTGAACTCCTGCAGTTCGTTAAAAAGTCCGATTCCGGCTTCTACGTCTCCAAGCATAATTCCGAAGTCGTCTTTGATTTTTTGGAATGAGTTGTTTACATCGAGCGAAGATTTTGCAAGGTTTCCTACTGCCTGGTCCACCTTTACCGCGGCGGCTACGGCTGCAAGTGAGCCTATTTCATTCTTGAGTTTTCCGATAACTCCGAAAAGTCCCTGTTCTGAAGCTTCTGCTTTATTTGTCTGCTCTTCGAGTTCCTTATATTTTTGAACAAGATTCTGAACTTCCTTTGATTCTGGCTTAAGTCCGCTGTCTGTAAGGTCGAGGATTGTCTTTTTAAGATTCTGTGTTGTATTGCGTAAGTCTGATGAAGTAAGACCGAAAAGCTTCATCTGATTTGCTGTACGCTGAGCTTCTGCCTGCATAGTCTTAATGCTGGTAGCTACTCCTTTTGCATCTCCGGTGAAACCTTTTGCTTTATCAGCTGCGTTTTTTATATCGTTGCTAAACTCTTTTACCTGAGTAAGAGCCTGATTTGCGAGAAGCTTTATCTGTATTTCGAGAGTTTTCTTATCCATGCAAAATCCGCAAAGATAAAGAGGTGGGGGTTAATCTTTGACTTAATGATAATTTAAACGGAATTAAAATGATGAAATTCGGGCAAAAAAAAGGCGCAGAAAATGTTCTTTCTGCGCTCTGAATTACTTTTTATTCTTTGTTTTTTCCCACTCTTCGGCTTCCCATTTGCTCTGTTCCACACGAAAGAGTGCAATTACCGTAGTAATTTCTTCGGGCTGTTCAGCCCAGCCGCCGGAAAAAGGCAGACAGCTCATGTTCTCTGTCATAAAGTAGATGTTCAGGGCACTCCAGAAGTATTCGTCAAGGTAGCCTTTGATTTCGGAACGTTTGATGAATATTTCTTTTCCTTCTTCATCTTTGACGTGTGTGTTCCACAGAACCTCCGCACGTCTGCCTTTGTACTCGTGCTTGTAAATGCCTTCCTTGTAGGCGCGGAAGGCTATTTGGAGTTTTTTTCGTCCACCTTCTTGTTAAGTTCTTCTTCGAACTTCTTAACGATTTCGTCTGTAAGTTCGTTGAACTCAGAAGGGGCTTCCATAAGCTCCTTTGCATTGTTGATGGAATGCTCTGTTCCGCTTTCATCTGCATAAGCGCAGCCAGAGATTGAAACGAGCATTTCACGCAAGGCAGCCGCCTTGTTGATTTCTCCCATCACGATGTCTACGCCGTCAAGCTTTCCGTCTGTGTCCGCGTGGCTTTTTACTTCCGGGCGGGCGATAAGACGTTCGCGCATTGCGACAGTAGGGTTCTTGTATTTTACGACAATTCTTTCAGTTGCCGGAAGATCTTTGTTTCCGTTGAACTCTGGTTCGAATGTCTTAACCTTAGAAACTGTAATTACCATGATGTCTCCTATGAAGTAAGTCCCGGAATGTCGAGACTGTAGAATACAGGGTCCTGACCTGTAAGGCGCATTGAAGAGTCAAAGCTCTGTGCATTGCCGGTTGAACCGCCGAGTTTTACGTTGAACAGGTATACCTGGCCAAAGATGAAAGCTTCTGTTTCTCCAGGAACGTCAGTCTTATTGACGTAACCAAGGAAGTATACAGGTTCGTTTGCAACATCAGTAATTGTGATTGTTGTATTTTCGCCTGAAATCTTTCTGCGGAAAGTTTTGATTGTTTTTGCAATCATACCGTCTGCTTCATCTGACACGCCGAGTGTCATGATTGAGTTTACGGTTCCGCTGGCATCTTTTTTACCGAGGCGGTATTTCTTGAACTTGTCGATAAGACGAGTTACATCGATTTCTGACTGGCTGATGTCGAGCTGCCAGCCGGTACAGTCTGCAACGTGTGTAAGTGAAAGCTTCTTGAGCTTATCACCTGTAGCAAGAACTTCTGTACCAAGAGCCGGATAAAGTTCTCCGACCTTTGCTTTTGCAGGGAAGAAGGAGCCGCTTGCTGCTTTTGCAGTAATTACATACATTCCTTCTCCGCCGGATGTGGCACTTGTACCACCTACGAGCACATGAAGGGTTTTTGTTCCGTCTCCTTCATATTCTGTTGAACCGAGTTTTCCTGTGTAGAACGCTCCGTCGTCTCCTACCAATGGTTTTTCTTCCATGTTAGATTTCCTCCGTTTCTGCAAGGCCGGAAGCTTCTTCCTGCTTGCCCTTAGATTTCTGTTTTTTATTGTCTGTAGATTTTTCTACTGACCCATTTTCAGTTTCCGGTTCTACCTTTACGGTTTTACCGTCCTCTGTTTTGTACTTTGTAATGCTAATCATGTTTCCTCCTGGAAAGTGATTGTTACCATTCTGTCATCCTGAATATCCTGCACGCTGGTGGAATCAGGATTGTAAAGGAAGCTGTCCTCCTCGCTTATTCTCTGGGCAATTCTCGTATTCGGAATCTTCCTGAGTATCTGCATGGAGTTTTCTCCTTCCACAATTTCTTCCAGACGCAGACTGTCCTGCTCAAAAAAATCATCGAGCTTTTCTATAAGCACAGTGGCCATTTTTAAGCCGGTCTGACTTTCTACAGTACCGCATACCGAAACTCTGAGCCTAACAGATCTTGTCTTGCTCTTAGCCTGGTATTCTTTGTCTCGAAATGTTTTCAAGAGGGAGACTTTGATTACTACGCCTTTTTCGTTTACGCTTGAAGGTGTAATAACAACCTTTGTCTTGCACTCGTCGCTGGAAGCAATTGAGCGTTCGAGCTGCTGTGCAAAAAGCGTCATAACGTCATAGGATTTCATCTGCAACCTCTTTTGTTATTTGATTGAGCTCTTCATCTGTGAGATAGAAGAACTCCCTTTTCGGTATTTCAACCGACTTTTTCAGATAATATGCCACGTGCGCTTCTGAGCCTTTTTCCTTTTCTCTGTAGAAAACGGCACGTCCGGCGCGGTACACCCAGAAACCTTCACTCCGTAAACCGTTCAGAACGTCTCCCGGCTTTCTTCCAAACTTGCGCTCATAATAGCGCATTCTTGGACCGGGAATAAAAAGCCATTCCTTTTTAGCCGTTATAACGCCGCCATTGTTTTGAATTGCAGCATATTTAACGGTTGTTCCTACGGAAACGGTTTCCTTGTTTACAAGCTCTGCAGTGATGGAATCACGCAGGTGGCCTGTATCAAGTAAAGGTCTGCCTTTGGAATCTCCGCGGTAGTCCTTTGTGACCTGACCAAGAGGCTCAAAGCCTTCCCCTTCATACAGATGCTTTCGGATGATGTCTGCTGCCATTGTTCCGGCAAGTGCAACCTTTCCGGGGTCTGAAAGTTCAGCTGTTATCTTCTTAAGCTCTGCATCCACATCAGTGAAATTCAAAGGGTAAATCTCCTTGCCTGATCCAGCCGCTTCTGGCGCGGATTTCGGGGCGGTCTTACAACAGCCCCGGAAGGAACCTTTATCTGTTCCTGGTTGTCTGAATCGGGAAACGAGCCGTAGGCAGCAACAACAGTGTTGTACATCTGCTTGCGGTATTCGCGTCCCGCTTCTTCGTGACCTAAAGCCATGTGCAGCTCGTAGATTGTCTGCATCAGCACGATTTCGCGTACTGTCGCATTATCTAAATTGAACCGCACTCCAAGCCATGAAAGAATGGTTCCTATGTAGACCTGGGCGCGGCTTATTGCGTCAGGCACAAAATCCGGATTTCCATCCGCAAGCTGTTTGTAGAGATTTGAAGAAAGACGCTTTTCAACTTCGTCTGCCGCTATGGGTGTGCCAAACGGTGCAAAGGGAACTTCTCTCTTTTTCTCCGGCGCGGTTGGTATTCCTGCAAGTCCTAATTCTTCCATGGTTCAATTCCTACTGAAGACAAGTAGAAACGCAGATTGCGTTTACATTTGGAATTGGCATAGGACGAGCCATACCAATAATTTCTTCACCTTCAGGATCGTCTTTGAGAACTTCGCGAACTCCGAATGGGATTCCGGCAAAGTCTGCTTCGAGAGAGTCGAGCGCACAGTTGTAGAAACGGAAACCGTCATCTACACCGATTACCATAACCTTCTTTTCAGCAATCAAAGGCTTGTTGGTTTTTGTTACATAGTCGAAGTATGTAGCAGCTGTAACATAAAGTTTTACAGCTCCAATTACGATGCTGTCTTCTGTAACTTCGATTGGAAGTTTTGTAGAAGCGTTGTTGCAAAGGTCAACAATTGCAGCATAAGTTGTGAAATCGATAAAACCGATGAACTTTGTTGCACTTGAGGTTTTCTTGATGTCGGCAACCATTGCGCCTACATCTTTGATTACGTCAGAAGCCTTTGCTCCAGATGCATCCCACTTTTTTGAGATTGTTGTAGACTTAACACTTCCGAAGTCTACAGTGTATTTTTCCATTGCACCGTCGGCATTGCGAACACCATACTCAATCTTTCCTGTCAAAGACTGAATGGCAAGAGCTTCTTTTGAAGCGCGAACGGTACGGCGAAGCTGGTCAACCTTGTTCAGGATGTATGTCTTCTGCTGACCTTCGTTGAAGCTCTTCATATCATTGAGCTTGTTTGCACCAATGAAATGAGAAGGAGTAAGGTTCTGAGGTTCAATGAAGCGGAGCTTGTTGCCATCAAGCGGCATTGCGTAACTTGAAGCTCCACGGCTTACAAGCGGAATGTTCTTGATTGAGGTTACAAGGTCTTCATATCCGATTGTTGAGAACGGATGATTTACCTGATCCGCATACACCAGGTCAAGAATTGGTGTATGAAGTGGAGCCATTTTATTAAGCTCACCAACGAGAACACGAGGGTTCAAGAATTTTGCAAACTGTTTAGGCATTTTGTCCTCCTATTACCAAATACCATGACGAGAAAGGAACTGAGCT